TTTAGTACTAGAAGCACCAGCCGCGTAAGAACTAATCGGTATAGAGACTTGATTGGATCCAATATTAAGCGTTTCCACTTGTGCGGTTCCAATCTTAGCCGAGGTGATGGTTGCATTGGCAATTTTAGCCGCGGTAACCGCCAAAGAATCAATTTTAGCGGTGGTAACTGCCAGTGAATTTATTTTACCGGTAGTAACCGCCAAATCATTTATTTTACCGGTAGTAACCGCCAGATCATTGATTTTAGCTGACGTGATTTGTGCATCATTGATATGGGCTGTATTAATAATTGCTGATGCAAGCTGGGCTGACGAGGTTATCACTGCGGTATCGGTAACAAGATGTTGTGCCCCGATAGTCTGGCCTTGGATGAAACTTGAGGTAATAATGGGTGTAGCTTCGCCAACAACCAACTCACCTGGTAAATAGGTTGCAAGAGGAAACCATTGTGTGGACTCGGAGAATGATTCGGTTGTACTTATAGTGGTGTCGCCCGCAGCCCACCCAATATAAATTCTTGAACCTGCATATTCCACACTTCCAGCGTCTATATCATACTGAACCCCATTTAAATAAAAAGTAGCTGCTGACCATGATACATTGCTAGTTACAGGTGAACCTATTGGTGACCCTATTTCATGTTCTTCAAAGATTAATCCAACACTCCTAAATTCGGGTAAAATATCTTGGGTAAAGGTAGTTGTCGAATATTCGGATGAAAAATCACCTACACCAATCACATCGGCAGCAGCGGCTTTGAAGTAATAAGTGGTTGTTTCATCCAAGTCGGTTATTAAAATATTAGAGTCGGATCCATAAAAAACCAAATTGTCGGGGGATCCTTCGCCTGGGGTAAAACCAGAACTCGTAGAAGCATAAATTTCATAATGGTCAAAATCAAGATCCGTTGCAGGCGTCGTGATAACTATAGATACTTGCCCGACACCTGGTATTAGTTGCATTGAGGGCGCAGAAGGTGCCGGATTATTAACTAATAAAACACCTGGATTTTGAGACAACTGACCATAAATACCACGCCGCCAGACACGATTATATGTTGACCTAATCAGAACCCCGCCAGTATCATTTGACATTTTTTCAATATCATACGTAAAACTAGGTTCCTTGCTATAAAATTTCCTCAACAAATCGCCAGTTTCGGAATCGCTGATTTCAATATAGTAGTCCTTAAATTGTGAGTTTTCCCCTTTTAGTCCTGAAATATTGGTGCTAGCATTGATAATACCTAATTCTGCATTTGAAACATCCCATGAAACCGTGTACTGCCTGCCATACCATTCTTGAATATCTAATTCATTTTCGAGGCGCATACCTTTTACATCAGGCATTAAAGCTACACCGATTCCACTTTTGGCTGGACCCTTTATGGTGAATGTATTTTCATATACTTGGCCAGAATCTCTCAACGCGCCGGAAAGAGGAATAGCCCTCATCTTGACCGAAAACTCTATAGTGCTTGACGCAAAATTAACATCGAAAACAAATTGTGACCCCACGATCCCCTTATCAACATATCCAGTCTGGGTTCCAATTTTTAATAATAAAGAAGTTCGTAATGAATTGATCAGATTCCATTTTAGGGTCACTCTGGTTCCAGCGCCATCAATATAAGATTCACTAAACCGAACATTAGAAATTTCAGCAGCAATCGAATTAAGATTGCTAACGGGTGCCGTATAGTCGAATCCACCTGCTTCACTATCAAAGTAGGAATCCGTATAATCAACGCAAGTGATATTAACTTTGTCACCATTTGGGGTTATTTCAGTGATCGAGAATAATGAGGGGTCACCGGTAAAAATCGTATAAGGTATTTCTGGTTCTGCCACTTGGTCCAGGTCACTCGATAAAAGTACAATGTTGGCGAGTTGTGGGCTACCGGATGAGGCCAAAGGTGATCCCGATATTAAAATATCCCGCTGTTCTATGGTGCCGTCATTATGCCTTAAAATTAGATGCATCCCTGCGGTAAAATTGATATCCCTATCTAAATAAATTTTGCTCAATGATGCGGGTTGATTGAGGCTTAATCGCCCCGAAATAGCATCAGTACCCAATAATGGGTGACTTAACGCTACGGTGTCGTATAACGCGTTGACCAACCCCTCTTTATCAACCTGGAATGATATTTTACGATTGAGTAGATATTGGCTGGCAACCAAAAGATTGGTGAAACCTGCCACCTGTGTTTTATTGGTCACGCCATCAAATCGAACATCCTGTATATTAACTGGATTAAGAGGTGAAGCCCCAGGAAAATACACAATCAACTCGTCTTCGGTATACTCGTTATCTTCATCCTGATATTTGGCCCTAAACCCGTCTACTTCGGGACTACTTAAATAATTTATTGAGACAGACCCACCGATGATATTGGCACTTGAAAAATGATTCAAAACAGGTTTGTTTGGTGCCTCCCATACCACTTTAAAAAGCCCTGAACTGGTGTCAATCTTCCCGCGAGCCGTAGCCAGTATCTTGTCCAGTAATTCAAAACCTCGAATATCGGATGCTTCATATAAATTGCACTCATACCCTTTGGACGCACAAAAATCATGAAAATCTTGAAAACTGTCTAAATCGATATCTGAATCCGATAGCCCGAAGCCATAAATGAGTTCTCCGGTGTCCTCATCAAAAATCCCTTTTAACATGTGGTATGCACAACTGGAAGTATTGCTGGTTTCAGCTAAGACCCATGAGGATCCGTTCCAGTCAAGCATCTTGCTGCTGCCCACAAAATTATAATTATCGATTACACCATTCAGCTGCCCGCTAGCTTTAACTTTAAGTGCGCGTCTTTGGACCTGATTGTATGTGCCTGAATCCTTTTGGAAACTCTGGATCCCGGTCCAGGTAACCGAGAATTCCCCCTGGCCGCGATTGGCCACAATTTTATCCAAAATATAATCCCGTGAATCTGAAATGCGTTGTACCTCAATCTCATACTGACCCTCATCTAATCCATCGAAGGCTATAGAAAAAAGTTTTGGCTTTGTGGGGGATTCTTCATCACATTGCAAACGATGTGAACCATCTAATCCAGAAACGTCTTCGTAACCGCCGAAAATGGGGTTATCATGGTCTGGGACTCCTGAGATAATAGGGTAAAGTATAATGCGATAAATTAGGAATCTGCCATTACACGTCACTTCCCCGCTGGACCTGACACCGAAAATCGTTCCAGTCAATTGCACAATAATTTTGTGGGTTTCGGTGCTAGAGTTCTGGCGTTCATATTGGTTCTTCTGATCAATTTTCAGCGAGAGTATGGTGCTATCCACATTCCCAGGAAACTGGGTAGCCGAAATGGACCAGTCCGAAGCATTAGAAGTAGTTGTGTAATCTGAAAAATTGGTCAATAAGGTGTCACCCAATTTTTCGTCGCTTATGATAATATCGTTATAATTGTTAACAAGCCCGAGACTAAAGATTTGATATAGATATGAGTCGTCACCTTCATCTATCGCAAAAGGTAAAGCCGCGAGGTCAGGTATTATTTTGGTTTTTCCATAAAGAATAGGGACACTTGAATTTTGGCGGGCTTGATTTTGGCCTCCTTGGATTCGGTATGTTTCGTTATCCGCATGCCCCTTCGATTCTTTTGGTTTTAAAATTGTCGAATTTATCAACAATGACCCCGCTATGACCAATGCGCTAGAAACGGCAGAAACGTTTGTGATCCCCAGAGCCGCCGCCACTGGGGCACCAGCGAAACCTAAGGCAAAAGTAGCACCCAGTGCTATAGCTAGCCTTGCGCCTGCTGAGTCCTCGACACGGCGATACACAATGATTAAATCTGAATCAGATAGTTCAAAATATTTCGGGTTCGAAATTTTTAGACCGTTTACCTCAATATGGAAGCCCTCTAAGATGGCTTCACTGATGTTTAAGGGGCCAGCTATTGGATAATCCTTAAAATCTTCTTCAAAAGGGTTACGTTTAATTCTTAAAATCGCCATCAGAATAATCCAGGGAATGATTGTCGATTATAAACTTTTCGAACCGCCCGTTTTGCCCCGATTCTGGTTAAGTTAAGGGTCAGTGACAATTGGGTATTCGTTATTGATATATCTCTAACATACAGAGTTATGGTTTTCAAAATGGTATCTGGAAAATTTCGGTCGATAATTGCCGCAGTCAAAATAGCCCCTCTTAGGCCACCCCCAGCCGTTATATACGGTGCGAAAAGGTTTCCTACGTTATCCAGAATCAACTTCGATGAGGTATCAATTTGACCTGTTTTCGGGAATTCGAAACGACAAACTAAGGGCATAAAAGTGTTGCCGTTGCTAGTTATTTCTTCTGTGTCATCCACGAACCTAAAAGGTGTAGCCAGCGAATCGTGCTCTATCTCAAATATAGTTAAAGGTGCTACCGCTGAAAGAGGATTTATGAGTTCTTCAAATGTGGCCATTAGAGTATTTATAATAACGGGTTACTATTAATCCCATTTCTTTTAATCGTTTTATGGGGGTTAAAATAACCCCAAGGTTTTCAAAATTGTGTAGACAATATTTATCTTGCACCATGATCCCTACGTGTAATCGGTGACCATTTTTCATCAAGAGTAAATCACCTTCGGCCCCGGTTTCGGTGGGTTCAAAATATTTTGATATTTCCCCAGGGGTGTTTGGAATATCTCTATTGAATTCTTCTTTCTGGACCACGATGAAAAAGTTAAGGCAGTTGCCATAAGCAGAAAATGGCTTGCCTAGATATTGCTGATAGTTGAACCTCCCCATGCCTGAAGGCAGGGGATTCCGGACAGTACCATCATGCGACATGCTGATACTCCTCGTGGCTCATTCCAAGCCCGATAATAAGTGTGTTGATAGCAGCGTTTACATCTCTATCATGTATCACTCCACATGATGTACACACCCATTCTCTTACCGACAAGCCTGTAAATCCTGTGGGTCCACTTCTGGCACCACAATCAGAACAGGTCAAGGTGGAACCTTTACTACCGACTTCTATGTATTCTGTACCGCATAGACTGCTCTTGTACTTTAACATTTGGCGAAGTTGATAGTGGTTTGCATTAGAAACAGATTTACCAAATTTCTTTTGTATACCTTTGATATTATCTTTACTAAAAAATATTTTAATATTGTTTTCTACTAATTCTCTTGACAGTTTATGGTTTCTGTCCTTTTTCTGATTCTTAATTCTTTCGTGAAGACGAGCAATTAACTTTTTGTTTCTACCCCTTTGTGCTTGACCTAGTCGTCTTAATCCGTTATCGTATTCTTTTGGGTTTTCTATTTTTCTTCCATTAGATAATGTCAACAAATCTTTAAACCCCGGATCTATACCAATAATATTATTGTCTTTTCTTTCTATAATTCTTTCTGCATCTATTGTTAATTGCAAATACCAACCTGAAGCCCGTTTGACTATTCGTCCTCTTTTTATTTTACCTTCTGGCAATTCTTGCTTATGAAAACGAAAACCTTTGAAGGAAGGTATAGATATCTTGTTATCTTTAGATGGTTTAATTGGATCAGGGAAAGGAATAGATATAAGTTTGTTTCTTCGTCCCTTTAGTCGTGGTTTTTTAGCTAATTTTTTAAAGCAACGAGTCCACGCATCATGAGCTTGAACTAAAACCGCTTGTAATGTATGACTAGGGATGCCTAAAACTTTACCGTGATCGGCTAATAGATTTTGAAAACCTTGCTTTGTGTAATAGATACCGCCCTGTGCATCTAATTCTATTTTACGAATAGCCCAGTTATAAACGCCAGTAAGATGCCACAGCCAATTATTTAATGTGGCTTCTTGTTTCTTAGTTGGTCTTAATTTTACTTCTCGTACTATCATAATGTTTTTTATTTTATCAGTTTTGGTTGAGTTTGTCAATGTGCTCGCTTGACCCCATAGCTAAAGCAAGGGGATTGCGCTCGCATTTTCGTTCAATTTAAATATACCAATTCACAATTAATAATCCATTGGTCCGCAACCCTGGAAAGTCGTTTAGATTGTATCGAGGTGTTCCTTAATCTAGCCGTAATATTCGCTGAATCCACATATCGCGTAATCGTAAAAGTGTCATAACCATAATCCCTAACCCAGTCCAAAAAATCATTATATTCATCAGTCGTTAAAAGTAGTGTCAGAGATACATTAATATATTGGTTTGAAAACAGTTTTGCTATTTTTAAATAACCCTCGAATTGGGTCTGGATCGTGTTATCAACTGTTGATTCATCCCATTCTAAGATTGCCGAATAAGTAGGGAACGTGGTCATGATATTAGCCCTAGGTTTTTATTTTCGTTATAAAGATTCACAAACACTTGGTTATCGATTATCTTTGTTTCGGTGCGTTGCTTTAATGGTTCCGAGGTTTTATTGATCACATTAATGATAGGTGGTTTAGCAGTTGAAGCGTTGACCATCGATGTTGCTTGGCCGTGAGGAACGATTCGCCCAGCGGTTGGCGCAACAAATAATTCTGGACCTCGTTCCCCAACTGGAAAAACTGAACCCGCCCCCACCAGGCCACCTGAAGCTCTTCCCCCGCCAAAACCACCGAAAAGGCTAGGAAAAGCAGTGGTCAGAGATTTTTGAATCGAAATTCTCAATAATGATTGCAAAATGGATTGTGCCAAATCTTTAAAATTCGCTTTGCCCGTTGTGACAAAAGTTGCTAGTTCATCGGTTGCTCTTTCGAAGGTACCGGTTAAAGCGTTATTAATTTGACCATTAAAATCTTCCCAACGTGCCCCTAATTCTTTCAATGGGGTTTTCATTTCTTCCGTTTTTTTATTAACGATTTGAATCGCCTTTGCATATTCCGAATTAGCTTTAATTTGGCCCCGAATCGCATCTTCAGCGGTTAAGCCTTGTTGTCTTAATGATTCAATTAAGGCGAGTTGGTCATTTTTTACTTCTTCTGGGGTTCTTAATGCCTCATGATATTTTTCTACCTCTTCTTTAACTCTCTTATAGGCTTCAACTTGCGCATCAGCATCTTTACCTGGTTGCGTGGTGCCAGAAGAAGTTAATGACTGTTGTTTACCTTTTGTAAATTCAACTGGGGCTAAATCACCTTCTTTTTTTAAATCTTTACGGTAGTTCTTTATTAAATCACCACGTTGCTTGTAGAGTTGTTGTAATTTACTTTTTTCAACGGCAATTTGATTATCATATAATTGTTGAATGGCTTTGGTTCTGTCTCCACCTCGTTTTCTTTGAATTTCAATTATCTTCGATTCACGTGCTTTTATCTCCGTTTCAATCTCAGCAGCACGTTCATTAAACACCTCAGATGTACTGGTGGTTGCTAAATCCTTAAGCGCATCGGTAAAGCTTCGAACATAGGTGGCACTTTTAGCGATTAAATTGGCTAATCCAGTTAGTACCGGTGCCAGAGATAAAATAGCACTTTGCAGTTGAACCCCAATGACTTTGGATGCAACGGTAAACTGATCATTTATATCTGCTGGTTGGCGTAATAGTTTATCGTCTATGACTAGCCCCAGTTTATCGGCCTCAGCGGCCAATGTTTTAAAATCCTTCGCAACTGCTAAAATTTTAGCACCGCCCGTGACCCCGAAAAGACTTGCAGCCTCAGCGGTGGCAACGGTTTGGTCTTTGACATTATTTAATGAATCGAAAACTTCGGTTAAGACTTGGTCAGATTGCCTGAACTTTCCGTTCTGGTCTTTAATGGCAATACCCAATTGTTTGAATGTTTCAGCGTATGCTTTGTTACCCAGTTGTGCTTGACCTAAACGTTTTGTAAATCGACCTAAGCCTTCCTCCACTACTGACATTTCTATACCTGAACGTTCTGCTGCATACGAGAGTTGTTGAAAAGTTTTCGTCGTGATCCCGATACGATCCGCAGATTTTCCAATGTTATCGAGGCCATCAACTATTGATTTTATCGAAGATAAAGCGGCACCCCCCAATAATCCTGTAATACCCACTCTACCAAAGGTTGCTAACGCGGAACCGGCACGACCTAACGAACCACTAACTCTATTCCCGAACCTTTCGAACTCTTGGGTAGCACTGGAAAGGTCTCTACGTAACCCTGAGGTGTTCGCCTCAATTAAAACGCCTAAACGGCCTATGGTGCGTGATATTGCCATTATCTAGTCTAGCCCTTCTATTGTAAGTTTAAATTTTTCTGCCATGCGTTTGAAACGCGCTATAACCTCGGGATGTTCTAAACGTTTTTTAGCGTCCATCATTGTATTTATCTTTTCTTTACGTTCGGTTGGGATAGCAGCGAGAAAGCATGACCAGTATTCACCAAAAGATGAACGCCAGAATTCAGAAGGGGGCCAGTGGAAATGGTAACAGGCGTTACCGAGGAATTGATGCCAGTTTATGATTTTTTTTTATTAGGGTCTGGTTCAGATATTTCTGAATCTGAATATTTTTGAATTTCTTCGAGTGCCGACCCGCCAGAAATAGCTATATGCATGAACTGCTCCAACTGCAGAGTAACAGGCAAAAGACCCACAGAGCGAATAAGTTCTTGTAGTTCTTCATCGTCCATTTTGACATTGGCACCTTTTAACCCTTCCGAGAGAATTATAAAAACATCGTTAAACCTTAGTTTTCCAGCAGCTAATGCTTCTGTCAGTTCGATGAATGATTTATTGCAACGGTCCTCGATATTGACAAGGCAATTAAATGTTGCGCGCAATAGCAACTTCTTATCGCCGAAGTCAATATCGAATTCGTTTTTAAACGTGTTAGCCATTAGCTACGATTAAGGGCTTCCAACGTTTGTCACTGTTATTTCGCCAGCACTCTCTAGTGTTGCGGACCACAAAATTGCACCATTAGCGTCACCGGTTTTTTCATAGGACGTTACTAGGAAAGGACCATTATGATGATTGCCGTCGGAATCATATAAATCATAAGTAGCACAACTATTATCTAGTGCATGCATTTGCAATGATTCTTCCTGAGGCGTACCACGGAACACACCGCTAACAGAAATTGAAGCGCTGCGGATCCCTGCCCCTGGGGCTAATACACGCCATCCGTTGGAACTACCATCCGTTACATCGACACTTTCCCCATTTATACTTATAGATTTGCTAGTCGTTAGCAATGCGCCTCCCGGTGACCCGTCTTCTTTGAGGATAAAATCTACGCCTGCTAATATGTTTAATGGACATGCCATTTTTTTCTCCTTAATTACTCAAAATTTCTAATTCTATTTGAACCACCACTGATTCTTTATCACTTTCGGTATTTATCAATATTTTCTCTGTCCAACTATTGACCCCAATAATCCCATCGATTTTAAAACAATTCGCATTAAGCAGTCCCCCATAATCGAATAACACGGATTTGATTTGTTCGATTAACTGATCCGCTTTATCGATGACATCATCGGTAACATTGATCACTGCTTCAATTAATGTGGAATAAGTGCCAATGTATCCAATGCTTCGAATATCCTCATTGATGTATTCTCTTTCAAAAACATTCACATCTATAAGAATTGTGTCAGCGTCAGCAGACAAAAGACTATTGAGTAAATGGGGTAAATATCGACCTGAGTATACATTATTTCCGGCATCAGTATTACCTCTCAATGCAAGCGTAATAGTGTCTCTTAAGGTTTTCGGTGTCATTGTTTGATAATCAAATATACTGACGACACGCCCGTACCATCTGGTTCTATCGTTTTAACTTTATAGACTTTATCCCTAACCACAACAATGTCATTTTGTTTAACATTGTAAATGTCAGAATCCCGAACCGTTAGCATTGCGGTGCGACGATACACAGGAACCGAACCTGTTTCATCGATGATGTTTTCATTGTCGAAAATAGCAACCACTTCGTTTCCGTTAATGGTTACTACTTCGGCAAATTCTTCATCATCAAAAAAATCGTTTAGAATCGATTCCTGTGTTTCAATCATCGCCTTACGCTAATGTTCCAACCGAAAAGCTAGCTGCGTGTCTGACCCCAACATCAACGGACTGAAATGAAACAATTCGAACCGTTCCGGAATTTGAACTGGAATAAGGGTCAATGAGGACGTCAAGCCCGCCAAAGAAGCCAAGCAAAAGCTCACGCCAGTTACCGAAAATAACGGTATTGGCTGGAACTTGAGTGGAAACATACACGTTGTATCCATCAATTTGTTGCCCTTCTTCAACGAAAATACCGCTACCCGCATCCTTCTTTGCCGTTCTAAAAATAGCGGATGTTGCTGGTGACTCAATGTACGCCAGGCTGCCAAGGTCTGCATTTTGCGTTGCGATATCGGACCAAAGTAGAACCAGGTCTTCATACGGGCTGTATGGGAGCGGGCTTCCGCTGGAATTAATGGTTCTAGCCCCAACACTTGTTGTATTGGTTATGCCGGTAGGCGTGTTACTAGTTCCGTCACCAGAGATAGCTTTGGAATCAATAGCACGTGCCAATACGGCGGCCTGATCTTGACGAACAAACGATTCCACATCAATTGAACTCTGCAAAATGAGCTTTCTCGAATATTCGGTCAATGCCCCCACAGTTTTTGGGGTTAGCTGCAATTGAGAAATAGTTTGAGTACTCTCAGTCACGGCTCCTGACTCTGCCACCCAATATCCAACACTAGCTGTATCGTGTCGTGGGAATGATAGGTCACCTGATAGTCCTGTTAGCACCGTGGCACCGGCCCGCTGTACGACCAATTGACTGCGCAAAATTTCAATCATACTTTGCGTATAAGTTGGAACAGTGAAATTTCCGTATTGTGTGTCCACAGGGGAATCACTGGCGTTGCCTACAATTAAGTCGCGACGCTTGGGTTGTCTATTATACATCACAGCGTCGTAAGGCACGACAAAGGTACCTCGCTGACCATGGGGCTGCAGCGGAACCGCAGCTTCAGAAGCTTCAATCTCTAGACCTGCTTCTTCCCTAAATTTCTTATTTTCTGGAAAAGCATGAGCACGTATAATTTTTACCATTGAATAGCTGTCAAGCTCTTTCTTAGACATCCCGATTTCAGCGCTTTTTTGCTGAATCGCTGGAACCGTATCTTGAACTGTTCGTGCTGATTCTTGTTTTTCGGACCGTTGCTTGGCCAGGTTATCCAGTGCGAAAGATTTAAAATCTTCGACCGTTTTAGAACGCCCGATGAAGTCTTGTGCATCGTTCATCATATCGAATTTTGAACCCAGAGAAAGAATATCTCGGACCCGATCTGTTTCGGCTTTAGTAGCTTGTGCCCTAATTTCCTCCACATTTACATCTTGTTTGTTTTCTGTTTTCTCAGCCATTTTTTTGCCTTTATTGTTGTTTAATTGTTGGTCATTTCGTCCTACGCCTACGGTTGAATCTGCCCCAAGAGTAACAATTGATATCTCCCGAGGTTGCCAATCTATGGCCCGGACAATCTTATAACCGTCTAATACTTCGCCTGTTTCAATGCTTTTATTTACCATGTATCCAACCGATACATTTTGGCGAACACCATCAACAACATCTTGTTCAATCTCTCTGCCTTTCGGAGATCTGGAAAACTTCACCGAAGCTCTACCTACTGATTCCTTCACTGCAACATTTTGAACAACACCAACTTGTGAATTAGCGTCCCGACTGTGGTCTAGCAAAAGCGGGGCTCTACCACTACCCAGAATATCTAAATTTATTTCATCTTGTTTATGTCCTAGAACTTCATAGACATAATCATTCCGTTCAAAGTCATACATCATTACCGGATTCTCTGAACTAAACGCTAATGAGATTTCTCTTTTCTGGTCCGGTTCTCCAGATTCCCTAATTTCTAGGGATGCGTTACGATATTTAATTTTTGATTCTTCCATAATGCTATTTATACTATTTATGCATTTTGTGCATTAGGGTCTGAATTATTATCGGGTACATCATTTCCTAACCCTAATGTTTCCATGAACTGCTTTTCTTCTGCAATCTCACGCATCACGTCTTCGAAGTCTCTGCCTGTCGAATCAGTTATTACTTCGTGCATTGATTTGATTTTGCGATCGAGGGATTGCGATACTGCCACCACTTCCTTGGCAGGATCGATAAAATTCCAGGTTCG